GATACTGGTATCAAAGGTCAGGTGGCGTGGGATAGTTCGTATATTTATGTTTGTGTTAGCGACGATGTCTGGAAACGCACTAGTATCTCGACATGGTAGATAGCACCAGAAAAGCAGTTGAGGCTTTGGCTGATGCGCTAGACTCTAGTGGTTCGTAACTGCTATAATTAAAGAGTAAGGAAAAACAAAAAAACAATGGCAACACTAAAATATTATGACACAAGCTCAGGCACTTGGAAATACCTAGCGTCTGGTGCAAAAGGAGACCCTGGCGAAGGCGTAGCCTCTGGCGGTAGCGATGGCTTCATTCTCGTTAAAGATGGGAGTGATGATTTTGTTACTCAATGGGTTGACCCTGTTGTAATATCAGACAAGAATCACACAACAACTTTTTCAGTAGAAGACACGGTTACCGTAACACACAATCTTGGGAAATATCCATCTGTGACAGTTATAAATAGCGCAGGCGACCAAGTTGAAGGCGACATATTTTATACAAATAGTATACAATTAATAGTAAGCTTTGCTAATCCATTCAGCGGAAAAATAATCTGCAACTAAAAACAAAAAAAGGAAATAAAAAATGGCACGAAAATATCTAGTACCGATCGACTTAAGCAAGCAGGAGCTCTTGAATGCAAGGATTCAAAACCTAGCATCAGCACCATCATCACCTGTATCGGGACAAGTTTATTATGACACGGGAGTGAATAAGTTCGGTGTATACAACGGCACATCATGGATATACATGGGAGATGCAGATTTATCTAATCTCGTCGATAAGACTACAGCACAAACAATCGCAGGAGTAAAGACTTTTACATCTTTCCCTGTTACACCTAGCTCTGCACCAACTACAGATTACCAAACAGCAAACAAGAAATATGTTGATGATGAGATTACAGCAGCAGGCGGATACAATGACGAGGCTGCACAAGACGCTATCGGAACAATCTTAACTGATACCTCATCAGCTAACTTTACTTATAGTGACGGTACGCCATCAATCACACTTGATGTCCTTGACTCACCACTACTAAATGGTAATAACGCAGCATACTATAAAAGCCGCGCAAACCATACCGGAACGCAAACTGCATCGACTATCTCAGACTTTGATACAGAAGTAGAAGCCAATACAGACGTAGCAGCTAATACAGCAGCACGTCACACTCACGCAAATAAGGCGATTCTAGACGCTACAACAGCAAGCTACACAACAGCTGACGAAACAAAACTTGACTATATTACGATTACACAAGCAGTAGACTTAGATGCTATTGAGACAAGAGTAAATGAACTTGACGCTTCAGTAGTCCTTAAGGGTTCATGGGACGCATCATCTGGCTCATTTCCTGCCTCAACTGAAGCTGGTTGGAGTTATGTTGTATCTGTAGACGGTACAGTCGATGGCGTGGAGTTCAAAACTGGCGACAGACTACTTTCATTAGTTGATTCAGCTAGCACTTCAACATATGCAGCGAACTGGCTTAAGCTAGATTATACAGACCGAGTAAACACAGTTAATGGACAAACTGGAACAGTGGTTCTTGATACCTCAGATGTAGACGCAACAACAAACAGAAACTATGTTACAGATGCTCAAGCAACGGTAATTGGTAATACAAGCGGAACAAACACAGGCGATGAACCTGATGGCTCAACAACCACTAAGGGTATTGTCGAACTCGCAACTACTACAGAAGCAAAAGCAGCAAGCTCAAGCAGCGTTGTTGTTACACCAGCTGGACTTGCAACCTTCACTCAGAAGTACTCAGAGGACGTTGGTGACAACTCAGCAACAGCTATTACAGTCACACACGGCTTAGGCACTAAAGATGTCGTAGTAAGCGTTAGAGACGCTTCTAGCGACGATGAAGTAGTATGTGACATTCAAGCAGCGACAACAAACACAGTTGTTTTAACATTCGGAGTAGCTCCAACAACAGACCAATACCGTGTAGTAATTATAGGATAGGACTCTATGGGAAAAAAGTATGTAGGACAGACTCCTTCAGACGATAAAGATATCGTAACAAAGAAATATGTCGATGATAGTGCTGGCGGAGGCGGTGATGTAACTGGCCCAGCCAGTTCTGTTGATAATTCAATAGCTAGGCTTGATGGTGTCACCGGCAAGGTAATTCAGTCAACGCCCCACCTGACTCTTAGCGATGACAATAAATTCGAATCATCAACTGGTACAAATATTGAACTTCTTTCTGTTGCAGATATTGAAATTAGTTCTGGTGTAGGAGCAGCCCAATCGGTCAATATCACAGCAGATATTGATGGCGTTGTTAGTATAAAGAATGATAATCTTGTAACTAATGAGATATCTGAAAGGACATCTGGTTCGGGCGTAACCATAGATGGAACGCTGATAAAAGACGGTCTAGTTGACGGTAGAGACCCATCAGTAGACGGTACTAGACTCGATATAATCACAGATGCTAATTATAAAAACTCAAACACAACCAAAGCTCAGGTTGGTCTTTCAAACGTAGACAATACTTCTGATGCATCGTTGACAAACACCATTATATCCACTATTTACCCAGTTGGTTCTTTGTATACAAGCACAGATGCAACCAACCCAGGAACAACTCTTGGTATTGGTACGTGGGTAGCGTTCGGGCAAGGTCGTGTTCTTGTCGGTAAGGATTCTGCTGGAACATTCTCTACTGCTGGCGATACGATGGGTACTGAGGCGGAAACCCTAACGGTATCCCAGATACCATCGCACAGACATGTTAAAGCCGATAAGTTCGGTACCGCTGGTACAAACTACTCGGACTCATCATTCTGGGCACAGGTAAACGTTAATGCTGGCGGAAGCACTCAATATACAGGCTACGAGGGCGGAGGAGGTTCACACAATAACATTCAGCCATCGGTAGTCGTATACATGTGGAAGCGAACTGCCTAAGTGACAATAATCTTTACGCCACAGATTGCATGAGTTGTAGTAGCCGCATAAGACATTCCTGAATACACTCCGAAAATGGGCGCAGACAGAAGGCAATGTTCTTAAATTAAAAGATACCAGATACAACATTAGAACCTGTCTTCCATAATGCTACTTTGTGGAGTGAGCTTTTTCCTTATACTGCTAACGATTCGTGGAATGGCTGGATGCGAGGTCAGCAAAAGCTTGCTAGTGTAACAACTATTAAATTCACAGTACACTTTTGGAATGGAAGTGGCTCTGCTAAGAATTGGCAAGTACATTGGGTCGCGGTAGGCTATTAGAGAATATAACTTAGCTTTATAAAATACTCTTTTCTGTATAATATAAAGTAAAGGTAATACAGAGTCTAGATTAAGAACCGAAAAGTAGCACCCCCAAAAACGAACATTAAAATAAAAAGAGGTCTAAGTGGAAAAAAAAGTCACTAACCAGCTCAAAATCACAGTTCCAAAAAATGGACTTGTTGACGAGGGTGACGGTGTAGTATCGTTTCCAAATGGTTTGACTATCACTGATGGCACTGTTCAAAGAAATGGTACTCGTTATGACATCGACACATTAGATGTCAGTAGATACGGAAACCAATTAACAGGCGACCATAAAGACGAATTAGGAAACCTTATCGGAGAAACTATTGGCGTTGTTAAAAGCAACGGAAAAGTAATAGTAAATAAGATAAGATATGCAATTAACGAAAACCCTTATGCTCGATTAGCTTATAATCTACTAGTCGGCGGTTTCTCAAAAAACTTTAGTACTGAAACTATCGGGCCAAGCCCAGACAGTGACACAGGTATATATTGGAATGCAGAACTAGTTGGTCTCTCACAGGTAGTCACACAAAACAACTACAACGCTCATCTAAACAAGGTTGTCCACAACTCCTTGGAGCAGTCTAAGAAAGACGGACTTAGTGTCGATGGCATTGAGGAAAAGGTTTTAAACCAAGTCAAGGAAGAACAAAAAATGGAAGAAGACAAAAATAAAATCGAAGAAGCTGAAGTCCAAACAACTGAAGCAGAAATCGTAGATGAAGTTAAAACAACTGAATCTGAAGAAACCCCAATTGAAGCCGAAAAAGAAGTTACAACAGAAACTACTGAAGAAGCCGAAGTTGAACCCAAAGAAGTCGAAGTTGCTGAAAATAAAGTCGAATCTGAAAAGAAGACTGCTGTTGAAAAAGCTGAAAACGGTACTTGGGTAGAAACCACTACCACTACTCGTGAATATATCGAGACAGAGGAAGAAATCGCAGAGCGTAAGGCTCGTGAAGCAAAGTGGGATGCAGAGACGGCTAGTTCTAAAGAACAAACAGCCCAAACTCCTGTAGTAGTCGTTGTCAATTCAGACAAAAACGAAGAGGAAAAAACAGAAAACAAAACAAAAGAAACTGAAACAACCAAAAACGAAGTAGAAGATACTACCGAAGAAGTTGTTGAAGAAGAAAAAGAAACAAAGGAAGAAAAAGAAATGGACAAAACTTCAAACAGCATCACTGCTGAACAAGTAGCTGAAATCGTTGCAAACGCTCTAAAGCCACTACAAGAAGATGTTAAAACTGCTCGTGAAGAAGCTCAAAACGCTTTTGACGCAAGTGCAGAAGAACCAGCATTCAAAGCTGGAAAAGACGAAGAAAAAGTTGAGTCTAAGAACGCTTATGCTGACATGGAATTCGAAGAACGATACAACCTGCAAGTTAACGCTGCATGGGACGCTGTCAAAATCGGAAACATTGAAGCTCAGCAAACCCTTCGTGCTATCAACGAAGTAAACCTAAACGCTCTTAAAGAAAAAGGTTTCGCTAAAAACGCAATCGGTCTTGAAGAACTTGGTAACTTTGTTATTGCTCCTGAAATGTACACAGAAATTCAAGGACACCGAAATGACTACACAGCTATCCTCGGTGCTACTGAATGGCGTGAGACTCTTAGCATGGAATTTGCATGGCTTAAAAGAGTTGGTGATATCGACATGCGTTCTGTTGGCCTACAAGCTACAGACGAAGACGATGATGCTAACCTAAAGCCAATCAGCGAATACTCAGCTGTTCCACAACGTTCTAGTCTTGAAGAACTAGCTGCTGTTACTGTCGTAGCAACAAGCGCAACTCGATTTGCTGCTGTTGACCTACTTTCAGACGCTGCTGCTGGATACCGAAACGACTATGACCGTAAACGTGCCCAACTCGTTATTGCTCGTCTTGAACAAGCTGTAGACGAAACTGCATTCTCAACTGCTTACAACCCAACTGAGGACGTAGATGCTCTTACTACATTTATCGACGCTGTTACCGATATTAGTGATACTACCCTAAACGGTACACTTATCTTCAACGCCCGAACATTTGCAGAAATTAAGAGTCGTGCCCTTAAAGCTGGTGCAAACGGACCACTTTCAGAAATCCTTACAACTGGTGACCTACCAACTGTATTCGGATACCGATTCATCATCGTGCCAAACGACATCATGCCATCACTAGGTGGTTCTGAAACTATCGTTCACGAAGTTGAAGGTGAAAACGTTACTATTAATCACGCTGTATACTTTGCTGACCTTACGACTTTCACAGGACGTACTTCAGGTGGCCTACAGTACGATGTAAGTAACTCAGCTCCTTACGAAGTTGGTGGTTCTGTACGTTCTGCTTACCAACGAAACGAACTAGTCCTTAGAGGCTCATTCTTCCGTGGTGGTGCAGTCAAGGACGTAAACGTAGTATCTGGTATCCGTCAAGGTGCAGGCGCTAACGTATCCTAACCGAACGTAGTAGAATTTTAGAAACAAAAAAGTTAAAACAAAAAGGGTAAACAGTGGACCTTAAAAAGTACAAAGAACTAACTGGTGAGACAGTAAGAGCTTCAGACGAAGCTAAGATAACTGCCACTATACGGCGTACTAAAGCTACATTGGAAACAATGTTAGGGTTCACTCTAAAACCCAAGCACCTTTACACAGAAAAAGGAAAGTCGCCTTACGAGGGCGCATCTCCACTGAACAGTTCACTTGAACTCCTACCTGCTGACAATGAAGAAGGTTTATATAAACTATTCCGTTACACAGAAAAAGACAAGTTCTTATGCGTAGACCCATTTAAGGATGTCTACAAAGTTAAGCTTGTACTTCCTCAGAATGACGGTGAGTTTATAACAATCACAGATTTAGATAATGTCGTACCTGAATTTATGCAGGGTGGCATTGGAAAATACATTGAAAAGTATGAAGAGTGGTTTAACTGGCAGTGGTACAAAACGTGGAAGATTAGTTGGCATGGTAATAATGTAGACAGTGGTCTCCAAATAGCGGTTGACGCTGATTGGTTAGACTGTTACCCAGATGATTTATTATATCTATGGGCTGATATGATTACATACCATGCCGACCCAGCAAAAGAAGTTAAGTCTGAATCAGTAGATGGCCACTCATGGTCTAAGGGCGATGTTACGGCTCCTGAGAATAAAAAGGAAAATAGATTACTATTGACCCGATATGCAGGACCTTATGGCTCAGTCTTTAGAAATCCCATGAGTAGTTTATGAGAGTAGCACTTAATGATACTGTACAATTAGCAGCAACAACACCAGATGGTTATGGCGACAAAACTGTAACTATAATCTCGGATATTGATGCTTGCTTTTTACAGGGAAGTGGCAGTGTTCACTCAAACAATGCTGATGTAGCTAATGCCGATGCTCATGTTTACTTAGATATTGATAATCACGCTTTAGTTGAACGTGGCTTTAAGATAGAGGATATGTACATAGTTGCACATCCCTTTGAAGAAACAGACGATGAAAGTTGGTATAAGATATCAAGAGTTAAAGTTGGACAAACAAAACTTCTTACAAACGAAGTTAACAATGTTCACGCCTTCTTAAAGAGGGTACCAAAACAAAGGCTCTCTGATGGCTTATAAAGTAACTAGTAATCGGAGACAGAACGAATCAGAAGCAAATAATAAGGCTTCACTCGCAATTCGTTTTATGCTTGACGCTATAGACAAGACAGCTGAATCTTCAACGCCGAAGAAACACGGCAACCTAAGGGCCGACAAAGTAAAAGTTGTACAGGGTAAAACAGGTTACATTGCTTGGAGTAAGAAATACGCTCTCTATCAAGAGAAAAAAGCTGTTACTTTCGCCTCAAAATATACAACTCCTGGAACTGGCCCACACTTTGCCGAAAATGCTGCTAGGCGAGTTGCTAAAGATAGTGATATTTACTTTAAGAAAGCAGGTCTATAATGGATATTGAAACAGTTTCAGAATCTTATATAAACTTCTTAGAGTCTCAAGGTATTGCTAGCTTTGGTACTGATTTATTCTTAAATCAAGCACCTTATGAATCAGAAAATGCTTTATATTGGGTTATCACCTCTGGTGGTAATGTAATACAAAAGCTTAAGACTGGTGAAAAAGTGAAGCAGTATTTCGTTTCAACCTATTATCGCTCAACGATAGGAAAAGATGTTGAGAGAAATCTATTTAAACTAGAGGAACTCCTCAATGATTCAAATTGTGTCGAACTAGATGGCTTTGAATTAGTTGAGATAGAGGCTACTCAGTTTGCAAGCGATAGTGACCTTGACAATGAGGAGCGTAGGGTTGGGTTTGTACAAGCGAGTATTCAAATCTACAAGAAGCCTGCATTAATTGTATAATTAGTATATAGGCTAATCCCTAAGTAAAAACAAAAACTTTAGAACTAAAAGATAAAAAAAGAAAAAAGGAGTGCTAATTATGGCATCATTAGTAAAGGGACCGTTCAATCTTAAATGGGGTGTAAACACTCTAATTGACGTCTCAGAAGTATCACTTGACTACTCACAAGAATCAAGCGATTACACAACAGTTGATAACCGACAATATAGTGTTGACGGTGCAATCACAGCAACAGTAAGTATTACATTTCTAAAAAGCGATGTAGCAACTCTTGCAGCTGTCCTTCCTCAGTACTACGTAGCTCAAGGTGAAAACCTTTCAAGCGGCGAAGAAGTAACTGGTGAAGACGGAGCAATTGACGTACTAGCTGCTAGCTGTGACTCAGACCCAGTTTATAGCGACCTAGACATCACGGCTTGTGGAAGCAACGCCCAAGTACTTAGACTGAAGAACGCCCGAACAAAAATTGATGGAATGGAACTTGCAGACAATGCAGTTCGTACCGTTACTGTTATGTTCTCAGGTGAACCTTCACAAGGTATGGCTAGTATCCAATTCTTCGCAGAAGACGATATCGCAGTAGTAAGCTAAACAAAACAAATACTTAATATCCAAAGGAGATAATAATATGAGTAATTACAACCTATCAGATGATGTACAAGATACATTTACGTTCGAAATGCGTGGCAAAAAGTATGAAATGCGATACCCACGCACTTCAGAAGTAGAAGAAGTACAGACAATCTCACTAGAACTTGACAAAGCTCAAGAATCTAAAGACGAAAAAGCCGTTAAGAAAGCAAACGATAAACTCGAAGGCTATCTTTATGGCTTTATTTCACCTGTAGGACACGAACTAGATATCAAAGAAGCACTTAAAGATGAAAATATCCGTGTTATGAAAAACTTTAACACAATGGTAAAGACTGAACTGTCTATTTCATAAATAAGGTAGCGTATGGCAATAATCAAACCGCAACAGATAACCTCTACAAAAGAGAAGTCATCTAAGCGTCAATTATATGCAACGGTTTGTTATTTCTACCCACAATATACTCTACAACAAGTAAGAGACATGCCAAATAGGGACGTAAGACTTCTCTTAGAGACAGCATATAAGGTTCAAGCAAAAGACATGTACTCGCTCACACAAATAGTAGCCGCTCCGCACACTCCGGGCGGTAAGAGCGTAGGAAAATTGCTTGAACATTTCAAAAAGATAGGAAAATTTTAAATGAACGTTTCAGGTGGCTCGATTGTATGGGTACTCGACGCCGATACAGGTGAATTCTCGAAAGCTCTCCTTTCAGCTGAAAACCAAGCAAAGGAGACAGGGAAGGCTGTTGAAGATAGCCTCTCTAAGGGCAGCAGAGCCTCTGTAACGGCTTTAAGTAACCTAGGGCGGTCAATAGGCAGTGTTGGGTGGAACGTCTTTACAACGGGCGCTGGACTAGCCTCGATCGCTCTTACTGGTTTAATTACAAGCGGTATTAGAACCGCTGACTACATTGAAACGACTAAAATTGCTATGTCTGGGCTTACAGGCTCAGTTGAGGAAGGGAATAAAGCCCTTCTCATTGCTAAGAATTTCTGGGAAGACAATCCATTCAACCGTCTTGATGTTGTTCCTGCCGTTAAATCATTAGTACAATTTGGTAGAACTACAGAACAAGTAGGCGATGACCTAAAGCTACTCGGTAATGTCTCGCTGTCAACTGGTACTCCAATTCAAGAACTTGCGCTATATTTTGCTCGTACTGCTGGTGCGGGTCGAGCTATGACTCAAGACCTTGAAATAATGGCACAACGTGGTGTTCCTATTTATAAAAAACTGCAAGAAGCTATTTCAGACAGTGACTCAGTTTTTGCTACACAAATTAGAAACCAATATGGATTAGCTAAGGGCGCAGAAGTAACAAGCGGCGCAGTACGCGAAATGGCGTCTGATGGTGCTATCAGTTTCGGAATCTTTGAAGAGGCAATGAGAGATGCTGTTGACCCAAAGGCTATGGAGGCTTTTGAACAAACCTTAACACGTCAAGTTGATAGATTTAAGGGGTCAATCTCAATCTTAGCTGGCGAAATGGGTGGCTATAAAATCACAGCTTCTGAGCTTATAGTTGAACAAGACGGCTTAACACGCTCAGCAACACGCCTAACAGAGGCCTTCGCCACGGGACTAAGAACTCCCGAAATGCGTGAGTCAATTAATAAGCTAGGTAAAGCCCTAGTTCCTTTCGTTGATAAAATCACAGAACTTGTGCCTATACTCCTAGGTGGACTAAGCAAAGGGCTTGAATTAGTCTCTAACAACACAGAACTACTAGTGCCTATACTAGGTGGTGCATTAATTATGTTCGGGCAACTTGGACAGGGTATCCCTGGCGTTGGGCAGGTATTGGCTAATCTATCAGGTTCAGTTCAAGGCCTTGGCGGTGCTATCTTTGACTTGATTAAAGTAAACCCATTACTAGCGGCCTTCATCGGATTATTTGCTGTCGGTCTAGTGCAGGCCTATAGGACAAATGACGAATTTAGAGAGTCAGTACATAAACTTTTTGCCGCTCTTGGGCAATTAGGAAAGAAGCTTCTACCAGCTGTGATGAACTTAGTCGACGCATTTGCAGACCTAGCAAGCTCTGACGGTGTTATTAATCTACTTAATTTATTTGTTGTTGTACTAACGAAATTTGTAGACCTATTAAATAAAATACCTGAAGATGTACTAACTGCTCTTATTGGCGGAATCCTAGCATTTAAGACCCTAAGTCCTGTTATCGGAATCATTGGAACAGCTACTTCTACGGTTGGCGGATTAAGTGGTATTCTCGGTAAGTTCGGAAAAGGCGCAGCAGGTGGTGCTGAAGCGGGTGGTAAGGCTGTTGGTGGAACTATTGCAGGAATACTTAAACCTCTGGGCAATAATGAAGTACTTAAAGGTGCGGCATCAGCTGCTCTAATCGGTGTTGCTCTTATAACTATTTCTATAGGACTAAATAAAGCCTCATCAGTTAATATAAATATTAAAAACCTTACATCTGTAGTAGTGGCAATTGGAATCTTTGCGGGACTCTCGGCTTTATTAGGAAAAATTACAGGGCAGGTATTGCCAGGACTTGTGACCGTTATAGCAATAGCGGGAACACTTGCACTGGTTGGCATGGCTATAAAATCAGCTAGTAGCAATATACCAAGTAATATCGGTGAGTTTGCCAAGAAGATGGGGACCGTAGGCGTTGCAATTGCCGCTATGACAGCAATCGGTGGAATCATAGGTGCATTAGTAAGCACTGGTGTTGGCGCAGCGGTCTTAGCGGCTGGACTTCTTGCTATGGTTGGCATTTCACTTGCTTTAATCGTTATAGCTAACTCAATCAAAGAAGTTAATAGTAAAGTGCCTGCAAACACTAGCGAGTTTATGGAAAAGATTAACCTAATTGCTGACACAGTTAAAGCTGTAGCTAAAATCAATCTTGGAAGTATCTTAAATAATCTTGGAACAGCAATAAATGTCTCAATAATTGCGCTAACGGTGAAGAAATATGTTGACATTGCAGAACATCTAAGACAAATTTCAAGAATTGAAATCTATAAAGAGTCAATTACAAGTAAAATAGAGCTTATAAAAGAAGTATTGGAAATTGTTGGAGGAACTAATAACGATTCTATCGGTCAAAAAATATCGAACATTGCAAGCAACTTCCTTAAGCTGATTGATACTGAGATGATTGGAAAGGTTGTAAAAACCTACTTCGACATAGCTACACAGCTAACCGAAATACAAAATCTTAGTCTAAACAGGGAAGCTATTACACGGAATCTAACCCTCTTAAAAGATATAGTTACATCTGTTGCATATACTGGTGGCGGGTCAATTATAGACACAATGAGACAAGCCGCAAATCAATTCTTTGACGGCAAGGCTACAGAATCAGCAGCTAAGGTGGTAAAGGTTTATACAGACATCATAGGCTCGGTGAAAGAGATTGAAAAGCTTTCAATTAAACCAGATAAAATAGTTTCAAACATAGATGACCTTTCACAAGTCTTAACAGCTGTTATGGGTGTTGATGGCGGTGGTGGACTATTCCAAACAATGGGGAGCTGGTTTGTCGGTGGGGCCATAGATGAAAAAGATGTAAGCGTGGTTCAAAGCATATTAAACAAATTGACTGAGATTACTAAAACAGTAAATGGCATGGTTTCAGTAGCTCGTGGGTCTGAAGACAAAGTGAATGAAATTAGCAAAGTTATCTACACCTTAAGCCAGATTAAAGAAGTCACAGGAATATCAAATAAAGAATATATTGTCCAAATGACACAAAGCATTCTTAATCGCATGACTGGTATTGCTAAGACTCTTAATCAAATCCCAGGGGTCAATGGTAATAGCGTAGAATCAATGGAGGCCATTAAGGACGCTATAGCAAAAATTGGCTCAATACAACAAGTCGAAGGAATTGGAAATAAGGAATATATAGTTGGGCTAACTCAGAGCATCTTGAACAAGATGGTTGGTATTTCTTATACTCTATCAAGCCTTAATAATGTTGGCCAAACTGAAATAGATAAAATCGCGTCTATAAGGGGCGCAATATATCAGCTTAGTTTAATAAATGAAGCTAATAATATAGGCACAAAAGAATATATAGTTGGCGTTTCACAGTCTATTTTAAATAAGATGAAAGGAATGGCCGAGACATTAAACCTAGTCCCTTCATTAAGCGGAAATTGGTTCTCGAAGATTGATAATACCAGGCAAGCGATATATCAGCTGAGCTTAATTAATGAAGCACAAAATATGGGAAACAAAGAATATGTTGTTGGTATGGCTCAATCAATCTTAAACAAGATGGCTGGTGTAGCTCAAACAATCAATGCAATGGCTGTTGTAATCTCTGATAAAGTAGTGAACCTTAGAATTGTAAGGAATGCAATCTATGAGATTACAAGAATTAATGAAGACGTCGGAAACCTAGCTAACAAACAAGAAATTGTCTCAAAAGCAAATGCGATATTAGTTGACTTAGCTAAATTTGCTACTACATTGTCTACTTTACCCGTCGTAAAAGACTCTGGTGGTCTTATAAATGCACTTGTTTCTAATGTAAGCGCAATGATGCAAGGGATGCTAAACTCACTCAGTGGAAAATCTGCTGAGATGACACCAGTTGGAGCCTCATTTGGCAACAATCTAGCAAACGGTATTAGAAGTACTGGGCCAATCGTATCGGCTGCTGGGCTATCACTACAAAGCGCAATGTGGCAAGCCATTCAAGCTAGAATGTCTGATGAATATTATCAAGGTAGGGCATTAGCTAGCAAGCTCGCTGAAGGAATTAGAGGCGGTGCTGCTGATGCTGGTGTTGCTGGCGGTTCTTTACAAAGTGCTATGTGGAGTGCAATACAGTCTAGAATGGGCGATGAATGGCACCAAGGGCTAGCACTTGCAAATAGCTTCTCCAACGGGTTAAGAGCTGGTGCGAGCGGTGCGTGGTGGGCTGGTAACAATGCGGCCCAGGGCTTCATAAACGGCGTATGGTCTAAAGACACCTTCAGCACTGGTTGGCACATGGCTAATAATTTCTTAAATGGGCTTAAAACTAGGGCACAACAAAATTCACCATGGAAGACGACTATGCAAAGTGGTGTATACGCTGTCGAGGGTCTAGCTGAGGGTATTTCTAAGAGCGAGAGCCTCGCAATAAGAGCGGCCTATTCGGTCGTTGATGGCGTTACGTCTGCTATGGATAGCACTGTGTTTACGCCACAGATGGCTGTTGGCAATTATGACTCAGATATACCGAACCCCACTGACAACGGAACATATGGTGGACGTTCAGGCTCTGCAGTAATCAATCAAACAAATAATGTATATACGGAATTAGATATGCAAAAAGTAAACCGAGACCTAGCATGGGACTTAGCAAAGGCATAATATGATTTTTAAAATAAACGGACTAAAATTTGGAGGAGATTCACAATATCAGATTGTTGCTCCTATTACAGGACTCGATACAGCTTCAATTAGGACTGCTGGTGGTAATTTCTCAGGACGTGACGGTGGGTATATATCATCACAGCTTTATAGCACTAGAACGATAGTTCTCTCAGGATTCTATCTAGGTAAAAGTTGCTTAGACGCCGAACAGTTACGCTCTGACCTCTCTGAAAAACTTAGGATAAGACATAAACTACCTATGTATATTGAAACCTTTGCACGGACCCACTATCTCGCTGAGGGTTTTGTTACTGATTTAAAGTGTGATGTTACTCACCCGACTTCAGGACAATTCCAAATAACATTTACTTGCCCAGACCCATTCCTTTATGATGCTGGTGATTTAAGCGACCCTTTCACTGGCTACCTACAAGCACTCTTTTATAAGCCAATTCCAGGTGGCTACGAAATCCCCTATGAGCTTATGGTTGAGTGGAAAAAAGGTAACACGGCTACACCTATTGATAACAAGGGCAATATTCCTGTATTACCCGAAATAATCTTAGAAAATCAATATACTAACCCTGTGATACACAATATAACAACAGGTCAGTTCATCAAGATTAATCGCACGACAACTGATGGTGATAGAATATTCATCGACCTAAAAAATCGAGAGATAACACTCAATGGAGTATCGATTGCCGCAGATAGAACAATAGACTCAAACTGGTGGTCTCTTGAGACTGGAATAAACTTAATCGCACTTGAAACAGATGACTCAGACGACAAAGAGTGGGGCTTAATTAGATGGCGACAAGGTTATGAGGCTATCTAATGGCATGGTATAACAGCGATTGGAAATATCGGGCTAAAATAACAGTTAAAGCCTCGAAAGTTACAAGTACTCTGACCAACTTTCCTGTCTTTGTTGACTTGTCTAATCTATCGCCATCTTTTCACGAAAATGTAAAGTCTGACGGCGGTGACATTAGAATTACATCATCAGACGAGACAACAGAGCTAGCAAGAGAAGTTGTTTTTTATGACAGGGCTACAAGTAGCGGTGAACTACACTTTAAAGCTCCTTCAATCTCAAGTAGTGTTAATACAGACTTTTATGTTTATTATGGCAACTCTGCCGCAAGTGACCATTCAGCAGCTTCAACATATGGCTCATATAACGTATGGACAACATCAACAGCAGTATACCACCTAAACGAAGCTGCCAATACAACAAGTAACGGCTATAAGAACGCTAGAGCTAATACTGCACACGGCACAGGGACAAGCATGGGGCTGCCTTCAATTGAAGGTAAGCTAGGCAAGGCGGCTGAACTTGATGGTATAGATGATAGAATATTAATAAGTTCAGCTCATAGCTTAACAAATGCAAATGTGACTCTAAGCGGTTGGGTTTACATTGCTAGCGAAAGTAGTAAAGGTACTTTCTTTGGTGTCGGTACGAATACAACTGGCTATGCTATTGGTGTTGGTAATACAACATTTGATGATGTTGGCAATAAACTGATTATTCTATATAGTGCTGTCAGATGGGTCGTTACTTCAGCTACCTTGAGCGTCGGTTGGCATTATGTAGCCTTAACAATTAATGGCTCTGGTGTTCCTTCGGCATGGCTAGATGGTGTTTTAGTGGGCGCTTATTCGGGGACAAATGCAGTAACACCAGTCTCATATACAGGGATTGGATATCAACCAGTCTCAGTAAGTAGACATTTTGGTGGCGGAGTTGACGAATATAGAATTTATAACGCAGTACGAACCGCCGCTTGGTTCGCCGCTGAATATGAGAACCAAAATACGCCTACAGACTTTTTCATCTTTAGCACTCAAGAAAAACTGGTCGGAGATACGCCACAAGAACAAATTGGCTCAACCATAGCAACAGAGTCGCTTGATATTCCTGAATATACTGTCGAACTATGGTCTAGCACTGGTGTTTATATGGCAGACGTTTCTAATATCTTAGTATCTGGTCTATCAATAGATATACCTTTAAATGACGTAGAGCAAGTTGATTTTAGCTTAGACCTTATACAATTTGAAGAAAAATGTGCAAGGATTGGTGCAACACCTAAAAACGTCTTAGACCCTTATCGTACAGAAGTTAAGATTAAAAGGAATGGAGCTTATCTCTTGGGGACTCAAGTTGTCCAAGCTGAGGTCAATCTTAATAATGAATCTGCAAATACGATTGAAGTGAGAACTACTGGCTATCTGAACCTATTCAAAGACAGATATATTACGCCAGGAGTAGCACCAGCAAGCAATGCCGGCGTATATGCAAATAAAACCTATGCACAATTAGCTCAAAGACTAATTCTAGATACTCAATATCAAACCAATGGTGATTTTGGGGTTAGAATCGGCTCTGACACCGCTTCAGAAGCTCAGAACCCAGGCAGAACTAGACAAGGTGATTACGATAACCAAAACGTTAAAGATGGAATCATAAACCTAACAAAACTAGAAGCTGACAATTTCGACTTTAAGTTTACATGGGACAAGAAATTCAATGTATATGAAAGGCTTGGTAGTGATAAGCCTGACATAGAGTTGGTCTATCCTTTCAATGTTGTCAGTATGAAAATCTTGAGAGACGCTTCAACTTTAGCAAATAAAATTATTGGGCTAGGCTCTGGGCTTGGTGATGAAAGACTCTCTCATACAGAAATAGATTCTACTAGCGCATCAACCTACGTTATAAGAGAAAAGATTGAATTATTTAATAGTGTTAATAATCAGAACACACTCGAATCGAATGTACAGGGCTTGATACCTATTTATAAAGACATGTATGAGTCTCCTGTTGTCGAATTGACTAATGGAGCCGTTATTCCTGGCGAAGTTTGGGTTGGCGATGCTGTATTGGTAAGGGTCGAGGGAAGCTCATTTATAGAAACTATAGATGATATGTACCGCATTACAAATATGAGGATTAGGGTTACTAATGACCTTGAAGAAAACATTTCGCTTAAATTAGTAAGGCGGTCGTAATGGCACAATATTCAGTAAGAGACCTAAGTGTCAGCGGAGAAATTGATAGAATCAAGAAAGACCTACAACAGATTAAATCATCACAGGGTGTTGGTAGTGATATTATTAATCCAAAACAAAACAGTACCTCATCTACAAGCGACCTTACCTTACCCGACTATTATGCAAATCTATCTGTTGAATTTACTGCTGAACATCAAAAAAACCCGAACGGTGTCATTGTTTGTAAGGTCTATCGAGGCTCTATTGGAACGCCAGCAGCGACGGGTACATTTGAAATTACATCACAGGACACAGACTTTACTAGAGATGACGGAAAAATCAGCTGGTTATTAAATATCTACAATGAAGCAGCGGGAACACTTTATTTAAAGGCCTATGTTCTTGCAAGCGATACTGGCAGCGTAGTAACGGGAGCGCCATATTAATAATAACTTTACAAATACCATTTCAGAGATACAAAAGACTATTAGAGAGATTAAGTCAAATCAGCTTCTAGGTGGGAGTAGTGTCTATGGCTATACAACCCAAACCGCAAATACATGGGACACTGACTGGACTGTTGCAACAGAGGGGCCATATGGACCAGCTCAAAGGCTAGTTTCAGCTGTCTTTACGGCCGATTCACAGGATGGTGCCTTTACTTCGCTCTATGCGACCATCTTGGTAAACGGTGAAGCCTACACTCAGTGGCGCGATGGAATACCTGAAATTTATTATACATTTGAGTTTCAAAAAGAAGCTGATTTTGATAAAGCAAAGAGACAAAGAACCTCTGGTCTTATGGTAAGGGGTGAGGTTGGAGACAATATAAAGATTAAATGGTATGCTATTTCAACTGACAAAGGCAAACTCGAAACAAGCTATACGCAAGACGTAGGTTCATAATGGATAGAGAACAAAACATACAAAATGAATTAGCTAGAATCAAAAGCGACATGCGTGAGCTTAAGTCTAAGCAGCCAATTGCAGGCGATAGCTGGGTTCCATATAGATACGTTGTTACGCATACTATGAACCCTGGCGACCCAATAAAATATCTAATTTTCGAACAAGATAAGAATATCAGTCCAGCCGCAGTACGTGTTGATGCGGTTACGTTCTCAATCTTTTCAGTTGGTAGGCCACCGGTTAACGGCAAGCATGTCTTCGTAATAGGAAAACTTGAGGATTGGCAATCAACTACAGTTGTTACACATGTTCTGAATTCAAGCCAAACAGGAACTGCTAGGGTATCATATCAGCCATAACTTAACTGAGTATAGTATAATAATAAGAGAAAAGAAAGAGAAAAATAAAAATGAGTACATTTGTAAGTAACAGAGACGCAGGCGGCCTCACTAATGAAAACGGACACTTTCGATTACCGCTGAAAGTTTGGCAAGGAAATATCCTTGATGGTCTTAAAGTACTCCAAAACACAACGCCAGACATGACTGTCACAATTACAGAGGGTGATGCAAAGATAGAGTATAATGATTATTCATATGCAGTTTGGACAGACCAAGACACAGAAGACATCGCTGTAGATACAGCAGACACTAGCTATGACAGATTAGATAGAGTTGTTATGTATGTTGACAGAGGCATGTCTTTTACTGATGTTGATATTAACAACCCTGGCGCACTAAAATTTAAAGCTGTAGCCGGAACTCCTGATAGCTCGCCCTCACTTCCAAATGACACCGTCGTACAAACGAGTGTTGGTGTTGGAAATCCATGGGCTGAATTAGCTCGACTTGAAGTACCAGCTAATATAACAGACATCACTACGGCTAGAATTACAGACACTAGGGAGCTTATGACTTCAGCAGCTATTACAAGAGCAATGTATCCAATAGGCTCAATCTATGAAAATGCCGTACAACCAACAAACCCAGCAATACTATTCGGTTTTGGTACATGGGAAGAGTTTGGCACGGGTCGTGTAACTGTCGCATTTGACGGTGGTTCAACTCAATTTAATGTCATAGGCAAGCAGGGCGGAGAAAAAGAAGTTATGCTTGGAACGGCGAATCTACCTCCACACAACCACCCTATCGGAAGTATGTTTATGCCACAGGGCGGAGGCTCACTGCTACTTAATGACAGAAACGCAGACGGAATAATGGTCACTGATAATGC